GCTTCCGCGTAGCGCTCAACGCGCTTTTCAAGCATCTGAAGGAGTGACGCAATGAGTCTCGGCACACTGCTCTTGATCATCCTGATTCTGATTCTCGTCGGCGCGCTGCCCCCGCTCGGCTTTCACAATTACGGCTGGTATCCATCGGGGGGCGTCGGGCTGCTGCTCCTGATCGTGATCGTGCTGATCATCGCGGGCCGCTTGTGAACTTCGATCAGGCATTCGATCGTCTCTTCGGCAACGAAGGCGGATACGTTGACAACCCCGCCGATCCCGGTGGCGAGACGAATTACGGGATCAGCAAGCGGTCGTATCCCGATGTCGATATCAAGAACCTGACGCGCGACGGCGCGAAGGCGATCTATCTGCGCGACTTCTGGACTCCTTTGCAAGCCGATCATCTCGATGATGCGCTCATGTTTCAGGTATTCGACTTCGCGGTGAATTCTGGGATTCAAACTGCGATCCGATATCTGCAGCGCGCGATCGGTGTCGCCGACGATGGTCACTTCGGAAAGTTATCGCAGTCCGCGCTCGGAACAATGACGACGGCGCAAGCGATCATTCGCTTCGTCGCCATGCGGCTCGACTTTTGGACGTCGCTGAGCACTTGGGCAGAATTCGGTCGCGGATGGGCACGCCGAGCGCGCGACGATCTTCGGTACGCGGCGCAGGATACGTGACATGGACGAAGGCGCAGTGCCTTACAATTCCCGGCGATTGCTCAATCGCACCGGCTCAGCGGTCGCGATCGGCATGGTGACGCTGCTCGGGATCGCGATCATCCTGCTTTACTTCGTCGAGATCCCGAAAGACAACAATAACGTGCTGCTCGTGCTGCTCGGCTCGCTCGCGACCGCCGTGAGCGCGATCGTGCAGTGGTTCTTCGGTGGCAGTCTGGCGGGCACGCGGGCGAAGTCGCCAGATCCGCAGGCACCGGGCACGGCGACCATGACGGCATCGGCGACGATCGCAACCGATCCGACGCCAGCGACACCGCAGGCAGGAACATGACGCGCGCAGCTCTGCTCATCGCGTTCGCTCTGGCAGCATGCTCGTGCGCGCAGCCGCCGATCGCGCCAGACTCGACGAAGCAGCTCGAAGAGATCGCGGCAGTGTATGCAGTCATAAATGCCTTCGAGCACTCGCACTGCCCCGCGCAGCCTGCTTGTGGCGATGTTCGCCGCGCGGGCTACCGAGCAGAAGCAGCCTATGAGACCGCATGGGGCGAGCGCACGCAGCCGACGATCGTCGCCGCGCAGTCCGCCGTGACGCTCTACGCGGAAGCCGTCGATAGGCTGCGGCCATGACGCTCGGGCGCTTTCTCGATGAGCTGGAAGTCACGCCGATGCCTGACGGCATCAACTGGCGCATCAATGCCGACTTTCGCTACTCAAGCGAATTGCTCGGGCGCACGATCACCGTGCCGAAGCGATTCATCACCGATTTCGCGTCGATCCCGCAAGCGCTCTGGAACGTGCTGCCTGCTTGGCAGCGCTACGGTGCAGCCGCCGTGATCCATGATTTTTTATACTTTGCGCAGCCATGCGCACGCGACGATGCCGATCTGACGCTGCGCGAAGCAATGCAGACGCTCGCGGTCGATGATGAGACGATTGCCCGTATCTACGAAGGCGTGCACTTGTTCGGTGCGTCCGCGTGGGAGCACAATCGCGCGCTGAGCCAAGCAGGCTTCAGCCGCATGGCGTCGCTGCAACCGAATCCGCCATATGCGGCGGTACTCTGAAGGAGAACGGGAATGAAAGTTTTTCACCTGAAAGTGATCGCATGCGCTTTGGCATTCGTCGCGCTCGCGGGCTGCGGTGCCGGTAACACCGAGAACCTGAAAGCCGTCTTCGCGGATCTGCAGACGTGCGAACGCCACTACAACGGCAGTCTCGCAGTCGGCACGGCTGGCATCTCGGATAACGTGACGGTGACGATGCAGATCGACTGCAAGCCGATGCAGGGCGTCACGAGCGGAGTCACGACGCCAGCGCAGACGGTGCCGCTGCCTTCACCAGTGAAGCAGCAATGAGCGCGCATCACGGGATCGCGCAACTTGTCAGGCTCAGCGGGCCGCTCACGCAAGCGATACGCGCTGCGCTGTACGGCTTCAATGCGTCGCTCTGGCCCTTCTGGGCACGGGTGACGCGATGAATAGCGGCTTCAATCCGCCCCCGATCGGGGATCGACCAGAGCCGCCACCAAGCCCGCCTGCAACGGGCGAGACTGCGCTGCTCGAACGCATCACGGTCGCCATCGAGACCGCTGCAGGCGCGCTCGTGATGATCGCAGGGGTGATTACTCAGCCCGATGCCAGTGAAGAGACTGGCGCACCAGATCCGCTCAGCACGATGGATCGATGATGCCCAAGGCACTGCACCAGCACCAAGGCGCGCACAAGGCAGCGGCGCACCGGCTCGCGAAGAGCCATGAAGAGCAGGCTCGCGGCACCAGCACTGAACGCGGCTACGATGCCACATGGCGGCGCGCTCGCAAGCAACAGCTCGCACGCTTCCCGCTCTGCGCCTTCTGCCTGAAGGATGGGCTGCTTACCCCCGCGACGGTCGTCGATCACATTGTCGCGATCCGCGACGATCCTGATCGGCGGCTCGACGATCGCAACTTCCGCTCACTCTGCAAGTCGCATCACGACGAGCGGACTGCACGCGAGCAGAGCTTCGGTCGTCGAGCGAGGCGGCAGAAATCTTCAAACTCTGAGTTGCTGCGACCGCGTGCGTAGTCTTCTTCACATGAAACCAAAATCGCGAGGGGGGTAAAAATGGAAAAGCCCCGGTATCAATGGCGGCATCGATATCAGTGCTGGATGCTGGTTCGCGGGCCGTACTATTGCCCGTTCTGGCTTCATCCGGCAGCGTTTCCGCTGCATTCGTGAACGGACGCAAGCCGAAGCCGACGATTCTGAAGGAGCCGAGACCTTCTCGGATGCCGAAGGCTGAGCCGCAGCTCGATGCCGACATCGGCAAGCCGCCGAGCTGGCTGAGCAAGCCCGCGCAAGTGCTCTGGCGGTCGCTGGTGAAGCGCTGCCCGTCTGGCATGCTCAAGCTCGTGGATGAGCCGACGCTTGCGACGTACTGCGAGGCAGAGTGTCTGAGGCGCAAGGCGACGGCGGCGCTCAACAAGCCGGGGCAGAAGCTCACGGTGCTATCGCCGACGAAGCGGGAGCCGATGCAGAACCCGTTGATGTATGTCGTGAACAAGCAGGCGCAGATCATGATGAAGGCGGCTGCGGAATTGGGCTTCACGCCGACGTCGCGAGCACGCGCCCCGGTCGAGAAGCCGCAGAGTCGCGAACGTGCGAACGACCCCGCGAACCCCTTCTCAGCTTTCCGGCGCTGAGCGTGCTGCTGAATACTGCGCTCGCGTCTTGTCGGGCGAGATCCCGGCTTGTCGATGGGTGCGGCTGGCATGCAAGCGGCACCGCGATGATCTAGCGCGCAAGCGCTTCGCTTTTCACTACGATGAGGATCGAGCGAATCGCGCGATCGCGTTCATCGAGAATCTGCCGCACGTCAAGGGTAAGACGTTCAGCGGCAAGCCGCTGGTGCTCAACGGCTGGCAGTGCTTTGTTACCGCATGCGTCTTCGGATGGGTCGATGCGAATGGCGATCGCCGTTTTCGCATTGTATACATCGAGGTTCCGCGCAAAAACGGCAAGTCGTCATGGTCTGCCGGTGTCGCGCTCTACATGCTTTGCGCTGACGGCGAAGACGGTGCCGAGATCTACTCAGCCGCGACGACGCGCGATCAGGCGAAAATCGTCTGGCAGACCGCGAAGAAGATGGTCGAGAAGTCGCCGATGCTGCGCTCGGCGCTCGGTGTCGCGACGTCGGCGCATTCGATCTTCGTCGAAGACGATGGCAGCTTCTTCAAGGCACTGAGCCGCGACCAGCAGGGCAATCTCGACGGCTTGAACATTCACTGCGCGGTGATCGACGAGCTGCACGGGCACAAAGATCGCGGCATCTGGGACGTCATCGAGACCGCGACCGGCGCGCGATCGCAGCCGCTCATCTGGGCGATCACGACAGCAGGCTCGAACCGCGCGGGGATCTGTTACGAGCAGCGCGCGTACTTGATCAAGATCCTGCAGGGTCAGCACGTTGACCATACGTATTTCGGCGTGATCTATTCGATCGACGTCGAAGACAAGGCGCGCAAGCAGAAGGGCGACGACTGGAACGATGAGGCGTCGTGGATCAAGGCGAATCCGAATTGGGGGATCTCGGTCTTCCCCGACGACATCGCGCGCAAAGCCCGCAAGGCTGCGCAGATGGCAAGCGCTCAGAATAACTTTCTGACGAAGCATCTCGACGTCTGGGTGAATGCCGATACCGCATGGATGTCGATGGCGGCTTGGGACGCATGCGGCGACGCGGATCTCGACGAAGCCGACTTCGAGGGGCTGCAGTGCTGGCTCGCGCTCGATCTGGCGTCGAAGGTGGATCTCGCGGCAAAGATCCGGCTCTTTATCCGCGAAGAGCAGCGCGGCGACAAGACTGAAAAGCACTACTATGCGTTCGGGCGATACTACCTGCCCGAAGAAGCCGCCGAAGACGATCGCAACGCGCAGTATTCGGGGTGGATTCGCGACGAGCTAGTGATTGCGACACCGGGCAACGTGATCGACTTCGACGTGATCGAAGACGATCTCGACGACGATGCGAAGCGCTTTCGCGTCATCGATTGCGCGGTCGATCCTTGGCAGGCGACGCAGCTCGCGAACAACATGACGAAGCGCGGCATGACGATGATCGAATATCGGCAGACCGTGCAGAACATGAGCGAGCCGATGAAGGAACTCGAGCGGCTCGTGCTTCAGGGGCGCTTTCACTACTGCAGCAGCGACACCGCGCTCACATGGATGATCTCGAACGTCGTCGCGCGCACTGACGAGAAAGACAACATCTATCCCCGCAAGGAGCGCCCCGAAAACAAGATCGATGGCGCGATTGCGCTTATCATGGCGCTCGGGCGCGCACTGGTTCCGGAATATAACGAAAGTGTTTACGAGCAACGGGGGCTGCGTACACTGTGAAGAAGTTCGTCGAAGACTATCTCGAAGACATCATCGGCGCGCTCGGGCTGCTGCTCGCATCTGCCGGGGTGTTTATCTTGTTCGGGCTTGGGTGGGCACTCATCGTGCTCGGTGCCGGATTGTTCGGCGTTGCCGTTCTCGTATCGTG